CGCCAAATTATAGATGGCCCGCCGTTTGACCTGATAGTATTTGTCCTTTTTCAGCCCCATCTCCATATAAATCTCAATGTCCTTTATTTTTTGGGGAGAGAGATACTTGGCCTTTATAATCTTTAATTCCTCATCATCAAGGCTTTGTTTAAGTGCCCTGTCCATCTGACAAACTTTCAATTCATTTAAAGAGTGCTGGTCTCTGAGCTGCGGGAAAAGGTTATTCATCCCGGCTGCTTCCCGTTCTTTCCGGTTTTCAAGCTGAACCTTTAAAGCCTTATATCTTTTCAGCTCACTTATAATCATATTTCTGACTTCTTTTTCATCTATAGGCGGCAAAAAAGTCAATTGTGTAGCTGACACGCTAAATCCCCCCTAAAAACAAAACAGACACCAAATAAACGCTATAAACGTCGATTTGGTGTCCGCAGGCTCTCCGTCTTGGACGATAATTTAATTGAGAAATGTCACATCTGTCTGTAATAACTCAATATCATAAGCATCAAAGAAATCAATTAATTCTTCTTTAATATTCAGCCTATCATCATTGTCAAACTCATCATTGACCTCTAATACTACCTTGCAATATAAGAATGTAATTGATTTATCGTACTCTAAAGGTTCAAGTCTGGTCATTTTTCGATGAAAAAACTCATCAAATAAATCTACCATATCCTCTTCAGGTAAGTCATCTCTTGTTACAAATGAAATATGAATTTTAGTTAATTCATCTCTATTTTTCATAGCCAAATCGCGCTCAAAATCTGATTGATAAAAATTGTAGTAAGTACTAATTTCTTTGACTTCAGATGCTGCATTTTTATCCACTATATCTTCATTTCTTTCAATAAAACCAATGGAACTAAACATATAAAATTGCTTCCCTGTGTTAAAATAAAATTCATTCAGCAACTCTATTCTTGGTCCTATTATTTGCCCTTTTAATTTATACCACCAATCTTCTTTCTGCTCATCAGTTAGAAAAATAACGTTTGCATTTTTTTCCTTTGCATAGTCTATTACTTGCTTCCATAATATAAAATCTCCGTATTTATCTTGTAACATAAGTTCATTAAAGTACTTGATTCCAGATTTCTTTTTAAAATCCTTATATCCTGGAGGTATATCATTTATAAAACGTTTATCTGCTTCTTTTTCCAGCTCTAAGATTTTTTCTTTACTGAAGGGATTACCTACTCGGTTATCATATAACTTTGTAATTTTATCTTTGATAAAATCATTTCTTAACAAATCGGGTTCGTGTTTTATGTTCTCTTTCAATTCTCCAACTTGTTTCTCACTTACATTTCTTAAATTTGAAATAAACAATTCTATATCTTCTTTATGTCTTTTTTTGAAATCCTTTAGATCTTCGTTAAGAATGTTCCTTATTTTATCAAATATTTTTTCAAAAGAATCACATACTTTTTGATATGAATCTTTTTGTTCTGTTATTACTTTTTTCCTGTTGTAATGATATTCCAAAGCCACTTGATGTGGCATCCAAAGTTGATGTTCATATTTCTCAAGTAAAGTCAATATCTGATTAGTTGTATCTCTTGAATACCGATAAAGATTTAAAAGAACATTAGTATCTAATACGATTATTGAATTTACCCAAATGTTCTCATCATCTTTTTCAAAATAAAACTCTTTAAAAGAATCTTTCATTCTACTCCGCCTTATTTAATATTTTATACACATAACTTCATATACATATAATTATATATTGCATGGAATTTAAGTCAATATTTTCTACACTTGATCAATATCAGTTCAAATCATCATTTGAATGAATATGCAACTCCGCTTTAGTGTCAAAGTTAACAACAAAAGCCCCTAATCAATCCAAAGAACGTAGCTCGATCTTTAAATTCCGGTCGGTGGCATGGTTTGCCAACAATAGGTATTTAAATTAACGAAGATTGATTTTATTGACTTCATTTCATTCCCTCTGGGCAGAGAGGGAATGAAGCCTCTCCTCATTTAAATTCCTTCCATAATTCGAATTTTTTCAGAGTCGAAACTTCCGATCTGCTTTTTCTTTTTAGAATCCTTATAACAGAACACCCTGACGATATACGTGCCACTGCCTAACTTTCTCCTCACAGACACCATACTCCCTCCACTGTATAAACCGGTGTTCGTCCATTTATAAATATGGGCTGTGTAATGAAACTTTGAGCTGCCTTTCTTTTCAATCTTCCAGTCAGCCGTTGAAGCTCTTGCGCTGTAAGTGCTGGCATCAGTATACACTCGCACACTCGCACTGTATACCCATTTCTAGTTTGCCAGACGGACCATGCAGCCTCGGCTGTTACTGTTGATGCAAAGAGTCCAATCGTCGTTATTCCGACAAACACCTATGGCATAATTATTTTTCTCAATCTTGATCACTCCATTTTAAAAAAGTTCGTAATCATCAAATCTGACTCTGAAAATCTTACCTTTTGTTGTTTCAACAACAGTAGAACCATGTTCCACAGCTTGATATTTTTTCACCTTGCCGCTATGTCCATCAAGCACAAGGAGAGTCACTTTTCCTTTTTCAACTTGCTCTGTAAAAGTTAGATCTGAATTAACGTCTACTTCTTTTCCTCTAGCCAAGCAGGACGCCCCCCTGTATAATAAATTTGTTGGGATTTACATACGTACCGGGGCAAACTGCTTCGGCTTTTTTATTTCTAATTTCAAAGTCATAGAGGAGGACGGCTTGTCCATCCTCTATACAACGTTTGGTCAGGCAGCTCCGTGTTCCTCATCTTCCTGGTCATCCTGATTGTCGTTCCCAGTAGAAAAGTCTTCTTCAGCCGGTGTTTCGTTTTCTTGTTTGAACAGCGGCTCCGCTTCTGCGTCCTGGTCTTGCTTCCAGTCCCACCATGTATCTGCAAGCGGCGCCACTTTCGCGAAATATTGATCCATTAGATCAACAATTTTGCCTGAAGATATTTTAAGTTCAGACGCCAATTTGCTATAGGATTCACCTTCAATTTTGCGCTTTACGAAATTAGGAAAGTCGCTCGGAAATTCCTCGAAATTAGGCGCCATTCCGCTGGTGATAAACTCCTCTATAATGGCTCGTTCAATCTGTCGTTTTTCTTTTTTGGTTGGAATGTTTTCTTTAGGCAACCCAAGCTCAGCCTCAAGTTGTTCGGGCTGCGGCTCAACCTCTGATACTACTCCATGCTGATCAACCTTATAGCTGGTTGTGGGTTTGTTCGTGTTAGGATTGATTTCAACGTTATAATTGATGAGTGTCGATTCCAGTTGGGATTCCACTTTTTGATCAATCATTTCAGAAAGGTGTTGAATCTTCCCGTCTAAATCCGCGCTATTAACCTCCAAGGTAATTTCCGTTAAGCCCTTCGGTTTCATATTCACCTTTTTTACGATTGCTTTGAAATCAATGAAAGACATAATTGTTCCTCCTCCTGGGATAATGGGGTGACTTTAATTTCAATTCTTGGTTTCTCGCTATAAAACTTACTGACGTGCAAATCAACAATTTGGCTGTCATCTTGCCATAGCACTTTGTTAAGGCCGTCCTTGATACCCTTGATATAGTTATCAACGTCCGGCTTTTTGCTGGGCCGGAGCTCTCCTCTTTCAGCTGCAGCGGCCTTTTTCTTGCTAAAACTCTTAAGAGTCGATTTATAAACCTTTACTTCTAACTCCAACGGTCCTTTGAATAGATTAGGAGGGCGATGATCAGAAGCGGCTAATTTCACATACTGCTTGAAATCTCTTGATTTCTTAGGGTCATACATCCGCACCATTCCGTTTATAGTCGTCGCACGGGGACGACCTTGCGCAACTGGTTCTCCGTAAATCGTGAATTCAATCATTTCTGTGGCTCTCCTATTCTGATAAATAATGTGAGTGGAAGAAAGGTCAATCTGACCAACCTCATTCCGTTGACTAAATGAATTTCAAAGCCGATGTTCCAATTCAAAAGCACGATTGCAAGGAAAAACCTCGGCATTATCTCATGACCTCCCGGCGTCGCTCTGTCAGTTCGTCAAACCATTTTTCATCCCCCAAATCCAAGGCAATATCAATGAGCACCTGAAAATCTTTGTCCCTCAGTCGTTCATCGAGTTTCGTTACAGAATGGATAGAAACTCGCGATAGAGTGCCAGAAGGAATTTGGACTAGAAGCACATCTTGCGCTTTGTCCACTACAAATGCATTTCCTTTGTATTTCCGTGTACTTATATAAATCCAATCGCCAATTCTAATCAATAACCTCTACCTCCCGTCATCAGATAGCCAGCTATGAATCTTTGAATCTTCTCTTCTGGCATGAATGATAATAAATGCTAAACATCGTAGTGATTGAAACATTCTCATCAATCTCCCGCCTCGCTTGACATTTTACGGCCAAGATCACATTTCACTTTTATGTGAAGCCGCTCAAGATCTGCCAGTGATAACTCATAGAGCTGTCGTCCGTCACCTGATTCATATTGACCGTATCGTATCAGTTCATCTATCAAATAATCATGCCGATCGCTGACGGGGTCTACTGCTGATTGATCAATCAAAATTATCTATCCCTTCTTATCCAACCAAACCGGCATCCATCTTCCTGGCAAGGTTTATGAATCTTCCGTATTCCTTGATAAAGCTGGCTTGTATCATGCCAGTTGGACCGTTTCGCTGCTTGGCAAGATCAATTTCAATAATGTTTTTTAGTTCAGAATTTTTGTTGTAGTAATCATCGCGGTAAAGAAACATGACGACATCGGCATCTTGTTCAATGCTTCCGGATTCCCTTAAGTCGGACATCATTGGCCGCTTATCTTGCCGTTGCTCTACCGCCCTGGATAATTGAGAAAGAAGAATGATAGGGATCTTGAATGCTCGGGCCATTTCCTTCAATTCCGCAGTAATACTCCCGACCTCTAAGTCCCTTCTTTCATACTTTCCTATAGCTCGGATAAGCTGCAGATAGTCGATGATGACCAAATGCTTTTGGTTATCCGGATTTTCTTTTTTCGTCTTTCGAATTTTTGAACGTATATCTGCAAGTGTTTGAGCAGGTTGATCGTGAATGTTGATATTCCATTTTTCATATTCTCCAATGGCTTTCGTTGCATTCCCATAATCGTGATCGCTAAAGAATTTTCGGGGGTTCTTCCACTTCGATCCCTCGATGTTCCCAAGATTGCTAAGTAGACGATGAGTTAATTGCTTGTCCGGCATTTCAAGTGAAAAAATGTCGGTCACTCCACCCTTTTCACAATTTGATTTCCCCATGTGTAATGCAAAAGCGGTTTTTCCCATCGATGGGCGGGCGGCTAACACAATTAAGTCGCCATCCTGCCAGCCGCCTGTCATAGCGTTCAAATCGATTAATCCAGTGTTGATGCCCGTGATGTCCTCCTTCTCCTCGTGCATGTCATTGTAAATCTCCATAAGGACATCCTGTTTCGTACGGGTTTTTTCAATGCCGATTTCTTGAAGCTCCATCGCTCGTTTATATAGCTCCGTGATGCCGTCGTCGGTCGGAGTATTTGCGAATTCAATCGCAATCTTTTTCATTTCTCTTAATCTATAAGCTTCGTAAATCAATGTCTGATAGGCCAAGAAATTGGCAGTGCTGGCCACTGCACTACCTAAGTCCGTTAAATATTGAAGGCCACCTACTTGCTCCACGGAATCACCTAATTTTGTAACCGTGGTGACCATATCAACGGACTTGCCGAGCTTTTCAACCTCACGCATGGCCTTAAAAATGACTTGATGTCTCGTTTCAGAAAAATGCTCGGGCTGCAGAGACAATTCTTTAATCAGGTCACTTTCTACGAGAATGCAGCCGAGCAGAGCCTGTTCAGCCTCAACGTTTTGGAGAATATTTTGCATGGCGTTCCCACTCTTTCTGTTTTGCTAAAAATTCGTTTTTCTCTGGCTGTCTGACTTTAATCTCAGCAATAGATGGTGGAAATCGATTGTTTAAAATGTGCTCGTCCACTTTCGCGAGAACCGGCTCATATGGTAATTTGCTAAGATGATCAATCCAGAGTTCAATTCGCTTTTTACCAACATCGCCGGTTAAATCGAATTTTGTATAAGCAGCAGCTATTCTTTGCAGGATCTCCATTGCCTGGTTCACTTCCACGTTTATCCCCCCATCTGAATACCGTGCTCTCTGGCGTATTCGGCCAATGCATCGAAGCTGTTTTGTTTTTTCTTATTAGGGAACTCTTTGACGTTCGATTGTTGTCGCTGAAACTTGCTCCATCGATCAAGAATACCTTTTTCACAATAAGCAAAAGATTTGATGGTGTCGGCACGATGTTTCGGCCTGTATTCGTCAAATATTTCATCAATCCATTTCAAGATATATTCCAAAGGAATTTGATCTTGAAGGAGTCGGTTGATCGATTGCGAATCCATAGGTGATAAGAACAAGCTGCCTTTCCGCTGCAGAAATTTGTTTTCGATTTGTTGGAAAGCTGAGAGGTTATCTTCCTCTTCTTCATTCTTTACATTCTTGTTTGTGATCATTTGATGTTCATTTGATGATCTTTTGTTGTTCATTTGATGTTCATTTTGATGATCATTTTGTAGACCTTCTTGTTGATAAAGCACCCAATTATTAATGGTTACGATCGAAAATTTGTTGGTCTTTTTGATGCTCAAAAAATTCATTTCTTGTAATTTTTCAAGCCATCTATAGACCGTTGCTTTTCCCGAAACTCTGTCACTTTTTTTTAGCCCTTCATTAAACATTTCAGCTATATCAAAACGGCCGGTTACAAATTGGCCAGGGGATAAATTGACAACCTGATTCCCTATCATTTGTTGCCGGGAAGTATGGGAAGCCTCAGTCAAACAAATAAGCCAAAGTCTTAATAAATTGGGGTTATTAAACACAGGATTATTTCTCAATTTGCGATGAAGCTTAATCCACCCCTGCATATCCATCTTCTCCTTTCCAAATGGTCTATTTTCTTTTACATAAAGCATAAGTACCTTTTATATTTACAAGCTCAATTTGCGGATCATTTTTACGAATAAACGCCTTTACGTAATTGACCAGTACGTCTCTTCTCATATGTGGAGCCGCTGTCTTTGCTAACGACACATAGCAATATGGATACTTTGTTAAAAAGAGATCGCTCATGGGACATAGACAACCCTTCCTGTAAGTTTGGCAATTTCATTTTTAAATAGTTGCTCATCACTGTTGGAATCTGACAAGTGAAGCAACCATATTTCTTGTACCTTTCGAAGATCATTTGCCTTCAAAAACTCTTTAACGTTTTCTAAGCTAAAGTGCGACCGTAAGAGTCGTTTTTTCATAAATGCCGGAGTACGGCCACTTTCAATATTTTCATTCAGTATGTCGATGGAGTAATTGCATTCCACCATGATATGGGTCAAACCCGGGAACTTATAGCGAATGTAATAGGTATCAGTTGCAAATAAGAGTTTGTCTCCGTCCTGGTTGGCCAATAAATAGCCATACGGCTGCGCCACGTCATGCTGCACGTCAAAGGGCATAATAGACCAAGAACCAACTTTAAACGGCTGTTTTACCGGCACGGGCTTTATTCTGTTATGAAAAATGCCAATTGCTTCGGCCGTCCCGGGAGACATATAACAATCAATGCCGGCTTTCAGAACCTCCTTAATTGCTTTGCAGTGATCCCCGTGCTCATGAGAGACAAGGCAGCCAGCGAATTGAGACATTTTAAACTGAAAGCTCTTTTGCATTTGTTTAAAGCTGATGCCACATTCCAAAAGAAGTGGGGTCTTACCATCGGTGATCCGATAGCAATTCCCCTTACTACTCGATGACAGAGCTTCTATCTCAATCAAAATGGTGGTTCCTCACTCATAGCAGATGGTTTTGAGTCATCCTCCGGTTGATCTTGCTGGGTTTCCGAATTCTCATATTCCATATCAATAATTTCCGAATTTGCATTTTCCTCAATTTGCTTTTGTACTTCGTCTGGAGTTACGTCTACTCGTTCGTTGTCATATTCATTTTCTGTTGAATTATTAATCGCCTGTACAAGTAAATCGCTGTCATCACTTGTGTTTATAAAAGCTTTTGCGGCACGATTGATAACAGTTCTTTTAGCCATTTCCTGTGGAAACTTATTTTGAACGCTCTTTGTTTTCGCTTGACTCCATGATGTTTCAATTTCTTTACGCGTCATCACAGTTAATATTTCTTCATCTTCTATTGTTTTTATAACTGCATAAGCCCCTAAAACCTCTTTGTCTCTGTTCTGAAATTTGGTTTCATGTTTAAGTAGCTTTTCGCGCCCGCCATCAATTTCGTAATCGAAAACATCACCTTCAAAAATTACGTTTGCCCAAATATCCTTGACATTGGTCAGCCGTTTAAGCACAGCTTGTGTTCCAAAATAAGAACGGTTAAGTTGTAGTTGATTACCATAAACTATGAAGTAGCATTGTGTCTTTGCTGGACTTAAACCTTGAACAACCATATCTAACAAAGAGTTCGCTATTGATTCCCTAGAACATACCTCCAATGCTGGCTTTCCGTTTTTATCTCTTACTTCTTGTAGTTTAAAAAACGCACTCTTTAAAGCATTACTTGCGTTGTAGTTAGAAGGCAGGACTAAACCATCATCCTGCAACCTGGTTAAACTTTTGTTTACATCATCAGTAATATCTTTTTGAATGATTGCCAATTGATTCTGATTATTCATTTGAACCCTCCTCTTCTTCATATACAAATTTCACTCTCTTACCCTTGTGCTCGATCAAGAAGCGTTTAAGAAGATCAGAAAAGTCGGAAGGCCCGACTAAATCCCTTTCTAAAATCGCGTCTTCCGGACATTCAGAGAGCGGGCCTACATGCATAACTTCTATATCGTTTATAAACAAAGTCTCACAGCGAAACCCTTCCCAGCCTTTTCCTGAAACTACTTTTACAGTCACAATTTCACTCATGCGCTCACCTCACAATCCACTGTGATAAGTGAGTTATCCTCAACTTCAACCCGAAGCTGCTTGTCCTGTTCTGAAACAATTAAGCTGATAATCTGTGAATGTGTGTTAATCAATGACGTCACCGCTTCAGAGTTATCTATAAAGATCGGAGCAGAAATTCCATAATAATCATTAAGGGTGTTAATGATATCCAGCCCAACATTAATACGTGCGGCATTATTTAAGCCGGATGAATACGGTACGCCCTCATATAACGTTTCGCATGTCTCTTCAAGACCTCCGTTGATCTGATCCTTGAAGAGCTTAAAACGGGCATATTTGAACTTACTGTTTATCTTTTCTTCCAGTAGATTTACCTTTGTACGCATAAATTCTTCAATCAAAAAGAGTTGATGCTGCAGCTTTTCATATTGCTTTGATAAGTCTTTTTGCTCCTGTTCAAGCTGCTTAATCCGCTCATTAACTTGCCTAGCGTGTGAAATTTTTGCTTGATCTTTTTGAAACAGTAAAATCTCTTGTTTTTTACCGTTGATCTTATCCTTAATCAACTGAACAGCTTCATCCGTAGACGATTCCAATTGCTGAATTTCCTTACGGACAGCTTCAATTTCAGCTTGTTTATTTTGATAATGTGGATCGGCTGAAATATCTGGTTTATCCTTTTGAGCAGTGTCTAATTCATTCTTAAGTGATAGAAAAATTTCTTCTTCATTTTCATAAGAACCCTGTAAATTTGTAATCTTTGACTCAAGCTCCTTGATAGTGCCCTCTGATTTCTCTTTTTCAACACTTAGCTTTTGACCTCGTTCATTGATTTCAGTTAAGGCTCGGCTTTTATGCAAATTAAAGTTTTCAATAGCCTTATCAATCTGTTCTTGCGGTAATTCCTGGCCGCATGTAGGGCATTCAGTTTGATGTTGATCAAACGTCTCTGCATTCTTAATGTGCCAACTCTGGCGCAGCGACTGGATTTCCGTATTTAAGCGATTTAGATTTTCTTTTTCGAGTAATAACTGCCGCTTATGCGACTTAATTTCCATAGAGATTTCATTGAGCCTGTTTTGTAAAGGAAATATTCTCTCAGTAACCTCCCTGATTTTGCTGTATGCTTTTTCTTGAAGACCATTTTTTATTACCTGGAGTTCGTTCTCAAGTTGGAGAATTTTTGTCCTTTTTTCGGATATTGATTCACCATTTCGAGCTGCACGGATCTCATCTTCCAATGTCTCAATTTCACTTTGAAGAAAATTTATCTCGTCATAAATTTCTTGTTCATCAAGATTTGAAATATCCTCGACTGATTGCTGAATTTCATTGATTCTAACCGGTATGGCCTGTAATTGTTTATTTATCTCACTTTGTTTTGCGGCAATTACCTTTCTATCATCTTCAAGAGAACGTTTATTTAATATACTTTCTAAAGCTGTCACCGAAGGGTTTTCTTTGAACACTTCAGCAGCTGTTATGTCACCGCTGATCTCCAGCAAAATTTTCCGCCTATCTTGCCATTTCAATTGTTCATTGAAAAATGATGGTGAAGTAATGAGTTTAAATTTGTCCTCAGCAATAATTGAACTGACCTGAGCATTAAAATCTTTTTTCTTGGACGGCACCTCATTAATAAAATAGTCAGTAGTATGGCCAGAAAATACAGATTCAGTGCTCCCCCGCTTTTTTGTCCATTTCTCCGAGTAAACCTTTTTTAGAGATAACTCCACACCATCAATCAAAAATAAGCCGGCAACCGTATGATTCAGACCACTAATTGCTTCGTTTTCTTTGGTGAGTGTCTTTATCGCAAAATCTTGCTTGTATTGGCTGTCCTTATCGAATAGGAGCCAAATAAAAGCATCAAATAAAGTTGTTTTTCCGGTTGCATTATCACCAAAAACCTTCACGTTCTCTCCTCGAGTATCAAGGGTAAATTGTTTAATCCCTTTAAAATTCAAAAGCTCTAGCCTTAGCAACTTGATTTCCTTTTTCATTTCACAGCACGCCCTTCTTCTCCTTTTGATTTAAGAGCAAGATATTCATTGCGTGCCTCTTCTGTGGGAAAGAGAAAGCATTCATTGCCTCTTATATCAAATGAAATTGAACCGCCTACTGTCACTAGATTAATCTGATCACGGCGGCGCTCACTAAATGGTTCAGTGAAAATAGCATCATTCATTTGTCAAAGACCTCCCAGGATTGATTTTTGGAAGGTGATACAGTAAACTATTGTTAACCAAATTTTCGTATCACCTTCGAAGCTCACTCGGCAAAGTGAGCTTTTTTATTTACCTGAATGAAATTCAAATTCAAGCTCTTCTTTTAAATAGCGCGGCAGGTTATCGATAAAGATGATTTCGCCTTGATTTTTATCAAAGACATAATCATCATGAGCCAGCGATACCTCTTCACCATAGAAATCCCTGACTTTCTCATCCTCTTTTGGAACAGACGCGGGATAGCCGGTACGCTCAATTTGAGTGATGATTGGATGATCCATTCGATTACCCCCTTACAATTTGTGTTTGCTTAACGCTTCTGAAAGTTCGAGAGCAATCTGGTCCAATGCCTCTTGAAGAACTTCTTTGCTGCTTTGATCATTTGAAAACAACTCGGCTCTAGTTTTCGCCGCACAAATGGCCATACGAAGTTCTCCAACAACTTTTGTGGCATGTACCAATTCCTCTACAGAATCAAATGTTGCACCCATAATTTCACCTTCTTTCTGATGCTTGCGCGCATCGTCACAGCCAGGGACGGTATATGGAGGGTATACAAATGGAATGGATATGCCCCCAGCCATGACGACAAGCACAAGCTGGCTTGCCGATTTTTAGATAAAGTTTTATAATGAATTCACAACGTCTTTGGTTGAAGCAGTGAGCGTGCCGGCTTGCTGCTTTTTCATTTCTAATGCCCTTCTGATATCCGCTTCTACAAGTAAAAGAAGAGCTGGATTTTCTTTCATTTTCTTGCAGTCTTCACGAATCTCTGAGCCTTTCTTTAACTGGCTTACAGTAAAAACAAACTTCATTTAAAACATCCTTTCCAATTTTTCAATTAATTCAGTAGGAGATTGAGACTGTTCCATAATCTTCATAGCATCCGAAAATTTTCGCTTGTTTTCTCTTAATCTATTAAGCTCGTTATGGGATTTTTGAATATCCCGAATCGCATTTTCTGCTCTTTCAGAATCCCCTTCATGTACTGCTCTAACTAGCATTCTGGCTAACTCCTCAATGCAAATGACCTCGACCATTGCCATTGTCAAATCTGATTCAAGAAACTGATTTATTTTCACGACGTCATCCATCCTCTCGCTATCCAAGTGATCTGGCGCTTTCGGTAACATTCTTTAAGAGAAATCCCATATTCTTTACAAAGTAAAGCAGCTAAATTTTTAGCCCATGCTTCTACATCAAGAAGCTCTTTTATAGCTTCTATCACACGCTCTTTTTCTTCTGCAGTCACAATTTTTGGGTTCTTTACAAAGCTGACTTCATGAAGGGTTTTAACGATTTCTTGTGCCTCATTGACCATGATTTCTTCAAAAGCTAAACGATGTCTTTCAACACTATCTCCTGAAAAAACAGGCGGCGCACATCCATCTGAAAAGTGATGCATGATGCCCATTGCAAAGAACGGTTGATCAAATTTTTTTAACGCCGCTTCCGCAATATCAATAGGCATTTTTCTGCGATCATTTTTCATATGGCTGACCATTTGTTCAGACACATTCAAATCATCAGCTAACTGACTTCCGGTCATCTTCTCAGCTTCAAGAAGATGACGTATTGAACGGCTAATCACTGACATTTTCTATTCCTCCCTGGTATTTGTATAGAATCCCTTATTTTTATATACAATTAATGGATGTAAGCTTTATTTGGAGTAGGCAATATTGGTTAGAGTGACTCACATGCTTCTACAATAATTTTGTTTTCTTGTGCATTAATCCAAGCATCAATACTAGCCCTTGTAAAAAAGATGCGCTTCCGCACTCGAAAATGCGGTATCTGATTTTCTCTAACCATTGCGTAGATAGTGTCATGATGTACTCCTAAATAGTCAGCAGCTTCTTGAACATTTAAGGTGTTCCGTGTCATTTTTAACCTCCTATTCTGAATCTGTTTTGCTCATCTTTTTGTAAACCAAAGGCAACATCATCTATAAAAAAAATTTCTCTTGGATCTTTGTTAAAGAAGTTTCCAATTTTAATTACAATTTCACCTGAAGTATTTGAACCTTTCTCAATAGCAGCAATTGTATATCTGGATACACCAATTTCTTTAGCTAGCTGTTCTTGCGTTAAATCGAATCCTTCACTTTTCCGAAGATATTTGACTCTATTTTTCAATATGGATTCACCTCACTTTTTGTTGCCTATTGTTTACGATACAAATTGTACACCCGAGGCAACAATGTGTCAACTAAATACAACAAAAAATTTTATGTTATCTGTTTTTCATTTGTCAGTTATGGTTTACAATATGTTATACAAAGGCAACATAAGGAGAAATAATTATGAATGAATTAGGTAGCCTCCTCAGGAACTTACGTGGAAAGCTTTCACTTAGAAAAGCAGCAGAATTAACAGGATTAAGTCACACATATATTGCTGATGTTGAAAAAGGGATTAAACATGGAACGAAGACACCAGTAAAACCATCCCCCGAAACATTAAAAAGATTTGCCAAAGCGTATGATTATCCTTATGAGGAGCTTTTGAGAGCCGCTGGTTATATAGATAAAAAAGAAGAGTCAGATTGGAATGTAAAACTTCCTGAGCTTACAGAGAAAGACGAGAGAGACATTGCCCATGACTTAGAAAAAATAATAAACAACCTTGAGAGTGAGAGTGGATACTCTCATTACGATGGCCAAACTATTGATGATATGGATCCTGAGGACAAAGAGCTTTTAATCGAATCGCTAAAGAATTCTATGCGCTTAGCTAAACGGATGGCAAAACAAAAATTCACCCCGAAAAAATATAGAAAGTAGGAGTGAGAAGAGAGTAATGCACTTTATAAAAAGGAAGGTCAATGAACTTGTAAAGAGATTCAATAGTAATGATCCATTTGAAATTGCGGAAGGACTCAATATTATAGTCTTATTTGAAGACCTTGGAAAAACGTTAGGGTACTACAGCTCTTATAAACGATATCAATTTATTCATATTAACAACCGGCTCGATGAAACGTTACATCGGCCTGTTTGTTGTCATGAATTAGGACATGCCATACTTCACCCTAACTCAAATACCCCCTTTCTAAAGAGCAAAACTTTTTATGCAGCAGAAAAAATAGAAGTCGAAGCTAATAAATTCACTGTTGAAATGCTATTACCTGATGAAGATATACTCAAATATAAAAATACTAATTTATCATTGAAAGAAATTGCTCAAATTCATAGAGTTCCAAAAGAAATATGTCATCTAAAAAAAATTAAACACAAAATAGGAATATAGGATTATTCATCACTACATAGAAATAGGGAATTATTCATACAAAAGGGGCTGTACATATGAAAAAACGATCAATAGTTTGTATTGTAAATTTGATATTACTCCTTTCATTGGTTGCCTGTAATAACACGCCTAGCAATAGTAATCATGATAATTCATCGGATAAAAAGAGTGAAACTGCTGAGCTCGGCAGCATAAAGAATCCCTTTAAATTTAATGACCACCAGGTAATTATTGATTCTGTACGTGGGGATGACGGGAAAAAGTATGAAGCTGAAGTAAGTATTACTGTTGAAGATGTGGTTAGAGGAGAAAAAGCATATGAAATCTTAGAGGAAGAGAATAGCACTAATCCTAAAGCTGAAGACGGCTATGAATGGGCACTTGTCAAATTAAAAGTTGGATTAGACAAAATAGAAAATGAAAAGTATCCAATTACAATTGCTCAAGCATTTAGCTTTGATTTTGTATCTAAAGATGGTCAGATTTACAACACAGACAAACCTGTTATACCTAATGAATTACAAGGGGACATTTATGTAGGAACCTCAAAAGAAGGCTATATTGTGCAGCAGGTGAAGCAAGGTGACGATTTCCTGATAGGCTACAAAAGTTTATATGAACCTGGAGAAATGTACTTCAAAACAAAATAATCCCCTGCCCTTTTTGGGCTTTTATTTTCACCTAAAACAGAACATATGTTTTCACCAGGTTACCAAAATCATAACGAAACATATCAAAGATATAAATGGAGGTATAAGCTTGGCTCATTATCAGCAAAGAGGTAAGAATTCTTGGTTACTTGTTGTTGAAACAGGATACAATCCAATTAAAAAGAAGCGAGAACGATTTACAAAAACAATTCGAGTAGAAGAAGCTTTGTTAAAAACAAAAAGAAAGCTTAAAAACCACCTTGATGATCAACTCTACAAATTTAAAATTGAAGTAGAAGCTGGTGAATATATTAAACCTGAGAAAACAACATTTGAATCATTCGCTATCAAATACGAAGAAAAAATCTTATTTAAAAAGTATGAATATAGAACATCCGAAATGCATCTGTCCCATTTAAAAAATTATATACTTCCTGCTCTAGGCCATCTCCAGCTTGATCAAATAAGAACAATGCATATTGTTGACTTTATGGATAGTTTAGAAGTTGATGGTATAAGAAAAGATGGAAAAGCTGGCGGGCTTGCAGATTCTACACGTCGAGATATTTTCAATGTTTTAAAGGCAATGTTTAATGTAGCTTTTAAACAGTGGAAATTAATAAACGCAAATCCAATGGACGGATTAACCCCTCCTACTATAAGAAAAAAGGAGATGAAATATTTTGATTCTGTCGAGGCAAAAAAATTCATCGCTGCTCTTTATAAAATAGACATTAAATGGCGGTTATATTTTTTAGGGGCAATGATCGGTGGGTTTAGACGTGGAGAAGGAACAGCTTTTGAATGGCATTTAGACGTGAATTGGAGTAAAGGGGGTTTTTGGGTTAATCGATCAATTCCTAAAACACTCAATGGTAACCCTCTGATCAAAGATCCTAAATCATGGAGTTCAAAAAGGTTTGTTAAAATGCCTGATTTTTATATGGAGGAATTGGCATCTTATTATAGAATATGGCAAAAAGAAAAAGAATTACTCGGGGATGCGTGGGAAGGCGGAGAAAATCAATACATTTTCCATAGCGGAAAAGGAAAACCATATTATTACACCACGCCAACAAGCAAGTGGTCAAAGTTCAAAAAAAAATACAAATTAAAAGATATAAGGTTACACGATCTCCGGCACACTATGGTAGCATTACTTATAGAAGCAGGGGAGAACCTGAGTGCGATTCAAAAACGCGCTGGACATTCAAGTCACCAAATTACTTCTGACATATATGGGCATGTCACCGAAAAACTCGAAAATGAAACAGTCGAGTATTTTAATCAATTTAATCCTAAAAACATCGGTATCGATCAATGAAAAAAGAGTTTGCCAACAATTCGCCAACAACTCATTATTCGAGCCAATTTTTATAAATAACAAAAAAAAAGAAACCCTTGGTATATCAAGGGTTTCCGAGATGGAGCATAGCGGGCTCGAACCGCTGACCTCTACACTGCCAGTGTAGCGCTCTCCCAGCTGAGCTAATGCCCCGTATATTTAAGACATGATTTATTATAGATGGAATTTTGGAGAAAAGCAAGTGGTTTTTGATGTGAAAAAGAAAATGTTCTGTTAGCCGGCATTTTCTTTTTCACATAGACAATCTATTGCTTTGATTTTGCAAAGCAGAACTGAGTAAACCTTTCAGACAAATCCAGAATGTCTTCTTTCCTTGCCAAGGCAGCGATCCATTCTTCCGGGATGCTTTTCATTTGATCATACATTCCAGCCATCGTACCTGTAATAAAGGCAATTGTATCTGTGTCTTCCCCCAGGTTCACTGCTTCCAATACAGCATCAGAATAACGGTCTGAATTGAGGAAACACCACAATGCCGCTTCTAAAGAGTGCACAACATAGCCGTCTGACATGATGTCTTCCCTTTTAAAATTCGCAATGTCATCATTGAGTATCCTCTTATACGGAGAAAACTCATTTTCATACTCAGTTCCTCTCAAATTCTCCAGACAAGAATGAACAGCTTGTTTATATGCCTCTTTAGGAGAATGATCAAATAAGTTTATTAAGAATTCTATATAAATGATGCATCCCAGCGTAGATCGGGGATGACGATGTGTAATAAAGGCCCACCGTTCGATCTCAGCTTGCCTTCTTGAAAAATCGGATTCGTTCCATAGTGTAAAAGCCAACGGAGATATTCTCATCAACGCTCCGTTTCCATTATCAAACTCAGTTGCTCCGCCGCATTGTTCAATCGGAACACCCCTTTTGAAACGCTCGATTGCATCATCAGTGGCTCTGCCAATATCAAACATGCTGCCGTATGGAGTCCAATACCCTTCCCGATACGCAGCAAACTTTTTCATCAATTCGATCTCATCTTTTTCTTCGATCAGATTCTCCATTAAACACAATGTGAGTGATGTATCATCTGACCATGTTCCAGGCGGCTGATTATATGTCCCGTACCCTGTCATTCCAGTTATATTTAAATTTCTAGCTTTAAATTCTACAGGGACCCCCAGCGCATCACCGATAATTCCGCCAATGATAGTGGAGTACAGTCTTTTTCTAAAGTTAGATAGATGGTTATCTTCGTTCCACTGAAACGGTATTATTCTTCTTTTCATTTGGCACACCTGCTTTGTTGGTTCATCTTTAAAACGCATGGAGATCGATTTCCATGCGTTTTAGTTTTATTTGCTCTTCATTTTTAAATTTCGGTTTAGGAAATCCATTCAATTAATTATTAAAATATTCACTAACTATTCTATCTAACTTGTCGTTTCCTTTTTCATTTTCAGAAAGATATTCAATAAAAAAACTGTCAATTTTTTCATTTTTAAAACGACTAATATATAAAAACAATGTTTCCAAGCTATGATTAATAGTCCACTCTTTCAATTGTTTGCGACCTATCTTAATTAAATCCTCTATAAAATAGTCATCCTTTATTTCCATTAATAATTCTAATATAAAATCTCTCTCATCCTGATTCTCTCCTTGTAATATTTCGCCCATTTCATCTTGACTCATTTCTTGTATATATATATCCTTTTTCGCCCTCCAAAAATCATCTAAAGAAGTACCATCTTCCTCATAAAACATGGCCCAAAATCCATTGTAAGAAATAAATTTATGAGTAAGCTTGTACTTATCTTCTGCTATTTTTTTTTCAACATAATTAGAATTGTTGTTTGAGACAATTTCAAAATATTTTGCTTCATATGGAATTACACTTCCATAATCATCCTGAATTCTAAATAAGTTATAATTAACTTCTTCATTATTTTTTATAAACTCGCATTCAAAAACGGAGTAGATTTTGTTTTGTGTTATATCAGGTAAACTATTGTCTCTTTCTATACACTTTACTCTCATTTTAATCACCTCAGTTTAGACGGTACAAAATTTTCATCTAAATCTATAATCCAAAATAAATCCTTTGAATCTTTTCGTAAATCTTTTGGTTTTGGGACTTTCAATTTACTATCAAATGAACTTACTTCACCAGTTTTTGAGTTTTGATAGTAGTGTATCTTTCCCTCTCCAAACTCTGTTTTATATGAATAAGTCGATTCCATTTTCCACCAATCACTAATATTTGAACCATCTTTTGTCAATATATCAACTGCTTTTTGATCCCATAAGTCGGCTCCATTAATTATTTTTTTTGAATTGCTTATTATATCACCTTTTAATAATTCCTTTTTTAATAGTTGATATGCATATACGTCAATTGAGACTGGATTATATGTTTCCAAACTATTTTTTGCCTTAGCACCAGACCCACTACTACCTTTGGCGACTTTCCCAGCCTCAATCTCCTTCTCAACCCGCTGAATCGAATCCTGAATCTTCGTTTTCGAAGCCTTATGGGCGTCGTTGACGTGGGCGGAGTAATTGGACCCTTTTCGGACGA